ATTATTTCTGGCAATGCTTTAACCAGTGATGTAAACAGCTCTATTCCAGCAGTAATGATTAATGGCAAAAGCTCAGTTAGTGTAACAACTATTGAATCAATTATAACTGGTATTATAGTCACTATTTGTTCAATGATGTCCGGCAAAGCCCCGACCAATGCTGTAAATAATTCCAACCCAGCGTTAATAATCAATGGTACAAGTGTTGTCAAAGTGTTAACAATCGAATCAATAATGATCGGCAATTGCTCTAAAATGATCGGGATCGCCGTAATTAAGCCTTGCGCGAAACCAGTGATCAATGTTAGAGCTGCTTCAACCATTGCTGGCAAATTGTCAAGCAAAGCTGTCACCATGCCAAGCGCAGCTTCGGTCAATCTGCCTATGATGTCTGGCATAAGTGTTCCAAGTCTGTTTGCTATATCTGCCACCATTTGCGTTGCAGCCGTCATAAGCGGTGGTCCAGCATCGCGTAAAACACTTGAAATCATAAGTGGTAAATCAGTTATAACGTCGGTCAACATGGGGAACAGATTTTTGACAACAGCCAGCAATGAGTTAATCATGCCATCAAGTGCATTGCCCCAATCGCCGCCTGTTGACATGACTGCGAAAACATCCTTAAAACTTGCTTTCATCGCGCCAATGGAACCAGATAGCGTTTCTTCAGATTCCCTGGCAAAGTTCCCGGCATATTGTGACGTCCGATCCATGAACATTTTCATGGCTAATTCTGATTTTTCGGCCTGAGATGCTGTGTTCCACTCAAAATTGATGCCTTTTTCCAAAGCATAAGCCTGTAGCGCTGTCGCATTCATGGCAACGCCAAGGTTATCCATCATCGTGAAATTCCCCTTAGCTGCACCGGCTATTGACTCCATTGCCATGGTCGTATCTATGCCCATGACGGAGGCCACGTCAGCGGCGCGCTGCATGGCTGCCGTTGTCATATCCAGCGCTTTTTGCTGATCGATTCCAGAACCTTGAAACAACGATCCCATCTTGTTCGCCGTAGCCATATAATCAGACGCGGACAGCCCCATGTTTTTATATGCTTCTGTCGCGGATTTTTGCAGATTGTCCGCAAATTCTCCAAACACAGCTTCTGTGCCGCCAAGATTCTGTTCCAGTTCTCCGCCCATTGTAATGGCGCTGGTTATGATTTTCCCAATTCCGGCCGCGACCAAAACGCCTTTGAGCTTTGATACAAGACTGCCTCCGACTTTTTCGCCGGCAGACGATCCAGCGCTTTTGGCTTCCGGATCAATTATTTTACCGATGCTGCCTGATATTCCCTTTGCCGATGGCATGATTTGCACATATGCCTGGCCTAATTCAGTCGCCACATCATCACCTTCCGATCAACTTGTTTCTAGCTTTGATAAATTCCTCGCCGTTTGCGTATGCAGTCACATTGCTTTCTTGCTTTATTATGCTTTTTAATATTGATTGCGGTCTGTTTCTTCCTTTTTCTGCGTCTTTGGTCTTTGACCACATAAGCAGATTAAGCCGATCGTAAATAGCAACAAGCAATAACGTTTCTGCTGGTAGCGGAATGTCATTTAACTGCATCTTTATCCGCGAGTCATCGCGCAAGCCTGCGGCCAGCGTCGCTATCAAACCTACTGGATAACTTCTGTAATCGTATATTTGATACGTTTCTGCTAAGTCGCAGACCAGCGCTTGTTCGTCTTTTTTGAGCATAACGGCGAGGGTTAACCGTTTTTTACGTCAGCTCCGCTTTGGAAAATGTCCAAAATTTCGTTAGACATGGCCTGTACAGATACAAAGCCTTTTTTGTCGCGGACGTGGTCTTTTAACTTTTGCTGCTGCTCTTTGCCAAGTAGTTGATTCAACAGTTTTGGGATAAGCAATGGATTTGCATCAACTTCTGCCAGCGTTTCGATCAGCTCATAATTGTTTAACGCTTCATCGGATATCTCAAACTCAAATCCTGTTTTTGTTTTGCCTTTAAGCATGGCTTCACCTCTTTTTAATCAGCCGAAAACACCGTCACTGTCACAGGCGTTTCAGGGAATCTGTAGCCATTAAACGCATCAATCGTAATTAACACTGTGCCTTCTACCGGGTCAGTAATTGCCAGTGACCATGCCGTCCCAGAGCCCGTTAAAGCGCCTTTGATGGCAGAGCCAGTACCAGATGCCAAAGTGATGTGCGACGCGAGCAATCCGGTCACAGCGCTACTAAACGTGAAGTTAATAGCAGTTGAGTTGGTAGATCCAGTTGTTCCGCCAAACTGTGTCGCTGTAAACGTAACAAGCTTGATTTCGGCTGTATCAGACGCAACGATATATTCGTAGTGCGTGTTTCCGTCTTCGTCCGGCATTGCCATGATTGTTGTCGCAAACCCCACTGCGTCAGAATCGCTATAAGTAATTTCGCCAACTTCTGTGATCTTCCCGCGCGGAATAACAATACGTTTGATGAGCCCGCCTTTCAGAATCATCTCGGCTACAAGCGCATGTTCCTCATGTCCTTTTGCGTTTGCCCTGATTTCGATGCCACTCTCAAGACTTCCTGATACATTATCTTCGCCGTAGATTTCGCGTAAAACGTCTATGTTCGTGGATTCGATCAACGTATAGGTAAATGTATCTTCTTTTCCTGTCTGCGTGACAAGAACGGTATCGCCGCCCCACGCTTTTATTGATTCGGATTCCGGGGAGTTAGCATTGACTAGACCTTCTTCTGATATGTAGCCAAGAGACACAAAGGCTATATCCAAATCGGACGTTGCATTATTGGGCAGTGGTGCCCAAAGAGGCGCGGTATAAATCGCCCCGCCCACTCCAGGCTTGCCGTATGTTACATTTTTTGTGTCCATTCTTTCATCTCCTTAATAATGTTTGATATCATAAACCGCCTGATAGCGGTAGCGTTTAGTTGTTGTGTCTGTAAAATTGTAGTCTGAATTGAGATTAGTTGATGCGATGGCATTCAATTCCACAAGGCTATCAACAGCCGCTTTTGTTTTTTCGTTCAATGCAGCTGCGCCGTAAAGCGATTGACTGTAACTCTGAAAGGCAAACGTTGATGAGTCTAGCCTGTTAGATCGCCCGCTTGATGTCTTTTCAATCAATACGTATTCGGCAGGCTTGATCTCCGGCTCTTCCATGTACACATCGACATCAAGATTTGCCTTCAGATGGTTTAGTATCACAAGCTCAATCATCACCTCACCGCCTTTAATATTGTGTTGTTGCGCATGTTGTCCGCGACAGCTTTTGGCGTTGCCGCGTTGACCATTGCATTTGCGCGATTTTTGCCAACATAAACATCGCTTTCGTACCCATCGCCACAACGATTTCTTATCTCGCTTGCCTTTTTTATCAAGACGGATTGCATTTCGTTTGATTTCATCAATTCCGCGACGCCTTTGCGGTTCAGCTTAAAATTCTTACTCATATCGTTCGACCATCACTTTCTTGTTCCAGTCAAGCGGTATCAGTTCATCGATGCCTTGCAATGTCATGCCAAATACTCGCCAGCGCTTGCCGAAAAACCGCACTTCTTTGTCTTCCCATTCGTTAGTGTCGCCTTTCGGTATAGCCAATGTATATACTGCTTTTTTGCCTGTCAGCTCTAGCGTATTTATGATGTCATCGCTTGATGTCGGCGCTACTAGCACATTATCTACAGCGATCTCAACGTCAGAATAGATTGGCTTACCAAACGGGTCAGTTCCTGTCTGCACGCGATCGATCAAAGTAACTGTTATGCCTTTAATATGGGACATCGTCAACCACCCCAAACGGCTCAAACGATCCATATCGTTGTCGTCTCAATCCCAATCTGGCAAGCTCAGCATTCTTGATAAACAACCCTCCGCCTGGCACAAGATATGATCCGGACCACGAATACCCAAGCGCTGATTCTGATGTCTGTGTCATCGGTTCGTTTTCGGTCGATGTAAGCAATGTTCTGGCCACGATATCGACTGTAACAGATTTCAAGACACTGGCATATGCCGGATCAAGCGCCATGGCGTCCAAGTCTTTGTTGACCCTCAGCGCTTCGACGCGCAGGCAGTCCGATACAATAGGCAACAAGGCTTCTGCTCTGGTCGCTTCATCTACTGTCAGCACGCGCCACAATGCCACGATGTCGTCTAACGTCGCAAAGCTTGCCATTTAATCACCGCCTTTTAGATATGGAGGCCGCCATAAGACGGCCCCCAAAAA